TATACACATTATATGCCCGCCGCGTCGATAAATCAACTGGTGTTTTTTCCCATTTGTACCGTTCCAATTCGCTTCATACTATATGTTGTGGTTTTTACTATTCTGTGGTATTTTTTATTGCCTGCGCACTTCGTTCAGATACATCTCTGCGACCTCGCGGCGGACGCCAATGCGTGTTGCAAGGTCGTCCATTGTTTCGCCTTCAAACAGAACATCATCCGGCCAAGGGGCTAAAAGACACGTAGCAAACAGGTCGGCTTCATCTTCGTAGCGTGACGTCTTGAGCAAGGTACAGCGGTCAAGAAAAATGCGGTTCGTGCCCTTATGTAAAAGATGGTGCCCCAGCTCGTGGGCAAGCACAAAAGTCCTGGTGCGCTCGTCAAGGTTGGAATCGACAAACACGATCGTGTTGCCTTCTATTCTTTTATAGATACCCCGAATACCGATCATCGGTAAAAAGAAAAGTTTCACGCCCTGCGATTCTAAGATGTTTTTTGGGTTATTATCACCGTACTTACGAATGACAGCACGGGCGCGATTCAACATCTGCATGTGCCATCCTCCTCCTGCACACTCAGTCTTTTTTCTTTTTATTCTTATACGGATTATACTTTTCGCGGTTCACCTTACGGGCATATTCAAGGCCCATTGCAAGAGCATTGCGGATGCTCTCTTTTGCCTCTTCGCTCGCAGGATCGCCGTCAAACATCAGATCGCCGCTTTCTTCAAGCTCATCCATCATCTTTTCCAATTTTCGCGCTATATCTTTCTGCTCTTTGATACTAAGCCCGTTCCGGCTCTCCGGGGCGGGCTTTTCTTTGTTGCCTAAAAGATAGTCGACGGAGACACCGAAGTAGGCGGCAATTTTGGAGAGCGTGGCAGAAGATAGAGTTTTTGAACGCCCCATTTTTAATTCTGTTAAAGGGGCACGGCTAATCTTTGCTGCTTTGCACATGGCCGTAATATTTGTTCCCTTTTCTTTGCAGAGACTTTCTATAAGATTGTACAATTCGCTCATAACTAGGCGCTCCTTTTGTTTAAAACGCTAAATTACCGCGAAAAGTAAAAACTTGCTTGATTTTTACCAAACAAAGTAATATACTAAGCACAGAGGTTACCGAGAAAAGTAATTTAGCATTGGATGACATCTTTACTATATTACTATTCCAAGTAATTGTCAAGCGAAGAAAGGAGGCGTTTTACTGAATGGCAAAAGTTTGTGATTTCGGCAAAGAAATCAAAAAGCGACTTGTGGATATTAACCAAACGCAAGAATGGCTAATCACTGAAGTCTCACAAGACACTGGAAAATATTTTGACGGTGGATACCTTCAGCGCATTTTGCGAGGTGAAATTTCCACGCCGGGAATAGTTGCAAGCATCTGCAAAATTTTGGAAATCCCAGCACCAACAGAATAACACATTATATGTCCCATAAACCGGACGAAAAGAAGAGGTGAAAGAGATGATAATGAACGTAAAATTCGACAATGAAGAAATCATGAATTTGCTTCAACAGGCAAAAGAACAGATTGACGCATTGCGAACGACAACGATGCGGTTAAACGCGGTACTTGGCATAGCTGTAGAAAAAGAGCCGCTGGATGGGCCCAGCGGCAGCAAATGATTTATTTTGCAATTGCGGAAAGGGCTTCTGATAAAGATACGGCCAATTCATTGAAAGATTTTTCTACTTCTTTACAAAGTTGAGTTGCGAGCGACTTGGCTTCGTCCGATGCATCAGAGCTGGTGATGACAGCGTTGACGCTTTGTGCGAACCCATCCGCTACCCCTCCGAGAGAGGCCTGCAATTCATCGTAAATCTGGTAGTCCAAAATATCACCTCCTTTCGCACCAATTGTAGCACAAATGAGGTGAAGCGACTACCGGATTTAACACCCCACAAAACGAACGAGGAGAAATTATGACACTGAAAGATATTGAAGAAATGACGCGCGAACGGATTGGAACAAAGGAGATTGCCGCACTATACGGCATGTCTCCGGGTGATGTTCTGAGAAAGGCGCATTCAGACGACCCAGAGCAACGATGGCCATTCAATTTCACTTGGAACGGGAATCGCCTTATGGTTCCAAGGGAAGCGTTCCTTGCGTGGGCACGTGGCGTGAGAGGTAACGAAAATGGACAAGCCTAACCCGTTCTGCCTGCGTCTCCCGCGCGGCCTGCGTGGATGGACAAGCCTTATCTATAAGGTGGTGCTGATTGCAGCTATGCTACCTGTACTGGACGGCCTGCAGGCGATAGGCCGGGGCAACTCGGACATGCTGCCGGGGCTTGCAACGCTGGCGTTTGGGCTGGTGCTAGTGCTGGCTGGGATTGGTGGGTACATATCGGTGAGAGAGGAGGATTTCAATTGAAAGTACCACATTGTCCTGAATGGCTGCAAACAGTTGCACTTGTGCTGTCTGTTTTGGCACTGATCATATCATTCATGCGTTAGAGGAGGACAAATAAAGTGAATCAGGTTGCACGCGAAGAACTCAAATATGTTAAAGAAATACGCGAAGTCAAGGACATAAAAGAAGTTGCGCAGATGCTATCCAGTGGAAAGTGGATCGCAATCTACGCAACAACGAATGAACCGTTTGTATTTTCTATGGGAAGAACTGCTGATTGATCCTATGTAGCGGTCACGGCCTTTTAGCTTCTCCGCGCATTCCATTCCATCCAAGAGAATATACAATGCACGAATCTTCTCCGGATGGGAGTGCTACAGTATTTAGCAAAATCCAACCAAGATTTAAGTACTGTTGAGCGCTATCAGCGCCTAAAGCATCTACCACATCGGAAATGCACGAATAATCAAAGTCCATGTCATCACCTCCTTGTTCATAAGGATACCATGTAGAAATTTGAGGTACAAGTTAAATATGTACACAAATGAAAAAAGCCCTGCCCGCGCTACCAACACGGACAAGGCAACAAAGAAAAATACACTATCTATAAAATACACCGAAAGAGGGCGTTTGTCAAATGGCATATAGTAACGACGAATTTGCGTATGGCATTTTTGCGCCGGAGTTATCGCATGCGGATGAGCTGAAAAAAGAGCGTATTGAAGAACTTCTTGCCAAAAAAGATGCACTCCAGACTGAACGCTTTGAACTGGATGCTCAAATCGAAGAAATAGACGAGGAGCTGGCAGATCTGGAGGTGGGAGCTTGAATCCCATCACGGAGGATTTCCCAGCTGGCATACAGGAATTTGAAGCGCTGTATCTGACGGATCCGTTTTGGTTCCCAAAAGGGAAAAAGGTCTGCAGGTACTGCCTGATTGGATGCCGGTATGAGGAGGATTTTAAACGGTTCAGCTGCCGGTTCACAGGTGAATGGCTGCTGGAACCATTTAAGGAGCGCGGGCACTTTTGCCCGCTGAAGGAGAAAAACAATGGAGAGAAATGACGGTAAAATCCATATCCCAGCGAGAACCAAAAAGTACACCAACAATAACCGTGCACAGATTTGGATAAGCACGGAAGCATATAACGCATTGGTTGACGTGTATAACGAGAGCACGCTTTCGATGACACAGCTCGGCAGCATATTCATTTTGAACGCAGCTGAACGTGTCGTGTTTGACAAGGAGGAATGACTTATCGGAATCCCTGTATTGATTCTAGGCGAGAGCGGGAGCGGAAAAAGCGCGAGCCTGCGGAACTTTGAGCCGGGTGAGATCGGTATTTTCAATGTGGCCGGGAAACCGCTGCCTTTTAAAAAGAAACTGCCGAGCAAAAACACAGATGAATACGCAAAAATCATGTCCGGCCTGCTGGGCGGCAAGTGCAAGTCTTTTGCTATTGACGATAGCCAATATCTGATGTGCTTTGAGATGTTCAGCAAATCGGCTGAGGTGGGATATCAGAAATTCACAGACATGGCATTGCATTTTTACAATCTCGTGCAGCTCGTTATCAAAAAACTGCCGGATGATGTGATCGTGTACTTTTTGCACCACGTGGACGTGGTGGACGGGCGAATCAAGGCAAAGACCATCGGTAAGATGTTGGATGAAAAATTGACGCTGGAAGGTTTGTTTTCCATCGTGCTGCTGTGCCAGACGGACGGGCGAAATCATCAATTTATCACGCAGAGCGACGGTACCACGACCGCGAAGAGCCCGATGGAAATGTTCGAGCCGGTAATTGAAAACGATTTGAAAGCCGTGGATGGAATCATCCGCGAATATTACGGACTGGAAAAGGCTGTAAAAGAAAAGGAGTAATGGAAATGGCAATTAAAAAACCTGATAACTGGGAAAATGTAAAAGCCGCAGCGGAGCGGGAAAAACTGCCTGTGGGAGCATACATCTGCAAAATTTTGAAAGCAGGAGTACGCACATACGAGAGCCGCGACGGCAGCAGCACCTTTGAAAAGCTGGAGATCGCATTCGACATTGCAGAAGGGGATTTTTCGGGACACTACAAGAAGGATTTCGATGCGCAGCGCGGCGAGGACAAGAAGTGGAAAGGTGTGCTCCGGCAATATCTCCCCAAGGACGACGGCACGGAAAATGACGAGTGGACAAAGAGCGCACTCAAGGCGCTGATCGAAGCTGTTGAAGAAAGTAATATCGGGTACCATTTTGATTTTGAACACGAAGAACAGCTCAAGGGGAAGATGATCGGCATTTTGTTCCGCAACGAGCAATGGGCCATGGGGACGCGCAATGGATGGAAAGCGCAGCCGTTTAGAGCACTGACGGTAGAACGAGTGCGTAATGGCAAGTTTACTCTGCCTGCTGACAAGCCGAACAAAAATGCCGTGAGCATTGACGTGGCTGCGGATACCGATGATTTCGCCACCATTGACGATGACGAAGATTTACCCTTCTGATGCATCCGGTAGAGCAAAAATCCGTGCTTGACAGCATGGTGATACTGGTGGACACACGGGAACAGGACACGCCGCGTCTGCGGCTTCGTTTAAATAAAATGGAATGCCCGTACGAGAGGCAGAAGTTGGACTTCGGGGACTATTCCGCGAAGTTCCGGATGCCCACAGGCGACTGGTGGAGCCTTGCCGGGCGTGTGGCCGTGGAACGGAAAATGAGCCTTGACGAGTTGTGCCAATGCTACACGCGCAGCCGGGACAGGTTCACACGCGAATTTGAACGCGCGGCCGGCATGGGCGCGAAAATCTATCTGCTTGTGGAAAACGGCTCGTGGGAACAGGCATGGGACGGTGAATTTCGCACGAGAATGACGCCGCAGGCGCTGATAGCAAGTATGACGGCGTGGCTGGCGCGGTACAACTGCCAGCTGCTTTTCTGCGAGCCGAAGCTGAGCGGGCCGTTGATACGCGAAGTGCTGTACCGGGAAGCAAAGGAGCTTTTGGAAAGCGAGGCATTCTGATGGGGCGTGCGGTGGACATTATCAAGGGCAGCCTTACGATGCGGGATATCTTCGCCAAGTATGGCTTTGAACAGAATCGTGCAGGCTTTATCGTATGTCCTTTCCACAGCGAGAAAACCGCGAGCCTTGGCACATACGCGAATGACAAACGCTGGAAATGCTTCGGATGCGGCGCCGGGGGCGACGTGATCAGTTTCGTGATGAAGCTGTTTGAACTCAGCTTTTCACAGGCGGTCATACGGCTTGGCGCGGATTTCGGGTTTACAGATGATGAAAAGACTGATACCCGCGCCATGGCCGTTCAGCGCCGCGCACAGCGTGCAAAAGAGCTGGAAGAGCTGGAGGCATACAGGAAAGAGTGGGACAGCCATATGCTGCGGTACAGAGCCTGTGAGGAAGCGGAGAAAGATTTCCGTCCGCATATAGGCATAGAAGCAATGCATCCAAGCTATATTGCCACTGTGCGTGGTTGTGAATACGAATGGGAGTGGCTGCAAGGCCACCCTTGGAGGTGATTTGAATATCACAGGAAATGACGATATCGCCCTATACAAAGGACGATTTTTTAAAAGGAACGAAGCCGTTTGAGGATGTTTATGCGCACAAGGCAGACCCGTTTGTACATGACCGTGCGTTGGAACAGATGACGATTTGGGCAAAATCGGTCGGCGTGAACGGCTTCAAAAAACTCTATAAGGCATACATAGACAGCCTGCGCATCAAAAACAAAGAGATCATGGTGCCGAATGTCACGCAATTCGATGGACAGGAAATGGAACTGGATTCCGGCCGCTGGGTGGCGGATGAATTTGGGATAAGAACGGATGGTCCATATGGCTCGGATATTGAGGCGTGCAATCATCCGATCATGCCGGTGCTGCGGCTCGTAAACATCGACACGGGCGCAGAGAAGCTTCAGATTGCCTATCGAAAGGGCAAGCAATGGCGCAAAGTCATAGCTGAAAAAGGCGTGTTGGCCAGCGCAAATAAGATATTGGAGCTTGCAAACGTGGGCGTCGCTGTGACGTCTGAAAGCGCAAAGCACCTGGTACAGTATTTCTATGACCTCGAATCTTTGAACTATGATCGGATCCCTGAAAAAAACAGTGTGAGCCGCCTAGGCTGGATTGAGGATGAGGGTTTTTCGCCCTACGTGGAAGAACTTGTATTTGACGGAGACGCAAATTTTCGAACTTTTTTTGAGAGCGTGAAAAAACGCGGCAGCATGGAAAAATGGCTCGGCATGGCACGCGGCATCCGGCAGAAGAGTGTATTTGCCCGCGTTATCCTTGCATCGGCGTTTGCGTCTGTGCTTGTAAAGCCGCTGGGCGGTCTGCCGTTCTTCGTACACCTTTGGGGAGGCACGGAATCCGGCAAGACCGTGGGCCTTATGCTGGCAGCCAGCGTATGGGCAAACCCTGAAATCGGGCGTTTCATCCACACATTCAACAGCACTGCGGTTGGCCGGGAAAAGTCTGCGGCGTTTGTAAACAGTCTGCCTCTGATACTGGACGAGCTGCAGATCGTAAAGGACAAGCGGGAGTTTGACAAGGACATCTATATGCTCTCGGAGGGTGCAGGGCGCACCAGAGGCACGAAAAGCGGAGGGGTGGATAAAACCCCTACCTGGGCAAACTGCATCCTTACAAGCGGAGAAATGCCTATTACAGGCGCGGGCAGCGGCGGCGGTGCGGTAAACCGTATCATCGAAATAGAATGCCGGGAAAAACTGTTTGAAGACCCGCGCGGCGTTGCAGATACCGTTCGTAAAAACTACGGCTTTGCGGGGCGTGCATTTGTTGAGCACTTACAACAGGACGGTGCAATGGAGCGCGCTGCCGATCTGTTTAAACGGTACAGCGTACAGCTTGGCGAGGGAGATACCACGGAAAAGCAGGCTATGGCTGCGGCGCTTGTGCTTACAGCCGACAATCTTGCAACAGAGTGGATTTTTAAAGATGGCCGCGCGCTCACAGCCGGTGAAATCAGCGAATTTCTGCGAACCAAGGCAAGCGTTTCAGCGCATGAGCGCGGATATCAGTATTTATGCGAAACGATCAGCCAAAATGCGAACAAGTTCCTTGGCGGAGATGCCCCGGTGAGCGATGTTTGGGGACGGCTGGAGGACGATGATACGGCGATCGTGATACGGAAGGTATTTGATTCGATATGCGCAGACGGAGGATACAACGCGCAGGCGCTGTTGAGCTGGCTCGCGCAGAACAACTACCTGCAAATGAGCAAACCGCATCTGACGAAGACTGTCAGAATCAACAACATCCCCACCAGATGCGTGGTTTTGAGGCTCCCGCAGCTTGAAAATGACGATTTTGAGCCTTTGGACTACATTCCGGACTGATTTGTAACCACTCAAACTTCTACTGGTTACGTTTTGCGTTACAAAAAAATGGCTCAACAGAGCCAAAAATCAGACCTTGTAACCACTGTAACCAGTGTAACCACTGTTTTGATATACATATCACGTATGAAACATATATGCTGGTAAAAAATGGGTTGTGTGTGTTCGCGCGTATAGGAGTTTCCACAAATAGTGGTTACAGTGGTTACATACCTTGAAAAATGGCTTTGCAAAGCCAAAAAACACGTAACCAGTGGGGTGGTTACAAGGTGGATACGAGTGGTTACGATGACTGAGGAAAAAACAATGGATTTTAAACAAATTGAACATTCCGTGCTGAAGTTTGAACCGATGCCGGATAACGCGCCTCTGCATGAACAGATGTGTTATTTTGCGCTCAGACATCTCTATGAGGATTATAGACGAGGCGTTGTGAATGTGCAAGCGGCGCATGATGAAAAGGTACGGCTTCGGAATGCATTTGAACGAGCTGTCAGTACAGAACATACCCGTGACATGCTGCGAGATGAATGGCAGACCGGATTAAAGGTGTCGAACGAGTTTCGCATTCGGCTGCATAAGGCGCTGGAAAGCGGAGAAGGAATTGACGTGCTGTTTCCACTAGCCTGCACATGCATTGCGGCTATGACTGGCGATAAAACGCTGTTGGGCAGCGAAGTAAAAGAAAAGTTGAAAGCAAGACAAATAAGGATGGATGACGTGTGAACGCAAGATACAGGGATAAATGCCTATCTGTAAAAGAGCGGCAGGCAGCCGCCTATGCTGCAAAACGGGTGATTGAAAAGCAGTTGGATGACGTTGCCAGGCGTGCACAGTATCTGTGGATGTGCGCAGCGCTCAATGCCGGATTTACTGCTGAGGATATCGAGCGAATCCAATCCGAGATGCCGCAGGTATGCGAGAAATACGGTGAGCTGCGGGCTGACAACTGCGCGGATTTTGCGATGCTGAGAGATTTGCGTGAAGCTGGTGTAGACGTAGCCGATATCGAGGATGAGCTATGAAAAGATGGGCGTAGAGCCGATGTGATTGGAGAGAAAGAAAATGGACGATTTGATAAGCCGAAAGGCGCTGCTGGAAAAAGCATGGGAAGCAGATACACAGTGCGGATATGTGCAAGTGGTAGATGTCGGAGACATAGAGGACGCTCCCGCCGTTGACGCTGTTCCTATGCGGCGTGGGAAGTGGATTTTTAACGACGATTGGTGGGAGTTTAGATGCTCTGTATGTCAAGGTGCTATCGGAAACATCAAAAAGTATAAATTCTGCCCGCACTGCGGGGCGAAGATGGATGGAGGGAATGACAATGACTGACTTAAAGCCGTGTCCGTTTTGTGGGGGAAAAGTCGAGATAGACATGCTTGATTCTGAAAACAGCCGAAACGTGAAGATTTACAGCGCAGTACATTGCCCTGAATGTCACGAGTGGTTTTTTAAGGGGTTGAGCAGGGGAAAAATCATTGAACGCTGGAACCGCCGCGCCCAGCCGGAGAACAAGCCGCTGACGTGTGATGCTGTGCCTGTGGTGCGTGGGGAGTGGTTAAATATCCCAAATCGATATGTTTGCGTAGCGGGAGACAGGCCGTACCGCGGAAACGCTACAAGTTGTTCTGTGTGTCACGATATAAACCCAAACGCATTTAAAACAAACTTTTGCCCCAACTGCGGAGCTAAGATGGACGGAGGGAATGACAATGACTGACAGAGAGGCGATTGCTCGGTTTGAGCCGTATATCGGGAACGAGTGTTACCGGAAAGAGTTTCAAGAAGCCTGTGCGCATGCAATCTCCGCCATCAAAGAGCGTGAGGAACGGAGCAAGGGGTGTGAGTTTTGTGGAGCAAAACTGTATTTCAAGACTACGCAATATGCAAGACCCTTGCTTGCACCTCTGACGGAAGTACAGGCGTTGAGGGACAAATTGTTAGACCTAACAGGCGAAGTGTATGTTGAAATTGACGCTGGTTTCTGCCCCATGTGCGGCCAGCGCCGGGAGGGTTCACAATGAAAATTTTAGTAGCCTGCGAAGAATCGCAGGCGGTAACAATCGAAATGCGCAGGCTAGGACATGAGGCATACAGTTGCGACATTGAACCATGCAGCGGCGGGCACCCTGAGTGGCATTTGCAGGTGGACGCCCTGGAACTTTTGAAAATGAAATGGGATATGATTCTTGCGTTTCCTCCTTGTACCCATTTGGCTGTGAGTGGTGCAAGGTATTTTGAGCAAAAGCGCAAAGACGGACGGCAGCAAGCGGCGATTGATTTTTTTATGCGGTTTGCAAACGCAGATTGCCCAAAAATAGCGATAGAAAATCCAGTTGGGATTATGTCAAGCGTGTGGAGAAAGCCGGATCAGATTATCCAGCCGTGGCAGTTTGGGCACGGGGAAACAAAAAAGACGTGCTTGTGGCTTAAAGGGATTCCATTGCTTGTCCCAACAAACATCGTTGATGGGAGAGAGCAGAGGATATGGAAAATGCCGCCGAGCGAAGACAGAGCAAAAAACCGGGCAAAGACATTCCCGGGAATAGCCCGTGCCATGGCAGAGCAGTGGGCCGGAGACATACGGGAGGGTTCACAATGCGAGAAATAGAAGTACATGAGTTTAAAAAAGTGCCGCGGAATTGCTCCTCATGCCTGTACGGCGGAGGCATTGGATGCGGGAATGCGAATGTAGGAAAAGCGTATCTGGCCTATTTGTACGGATTGCAAGAATGCCCGCATTATTGGCTCGACCAGCATCGATTTGAACCTGTTGATGGTCGCAGATGGTAGGAGGATTTACATGGAAAGATATACATACTTTGACAGTGGAAAATTTCGGCTTAAAATCGACGATACAGAATACAGTGGAGACTGGGTTGACCGCCTCGCCGCCTATGAGGAAATCGGTCTGGAGCCGGAGGATATGAAAAAGGCGTTTAACGAGGACGCCACACTAAAATTAGCTGGGCAGATACTTGGCGTGACGCCCGGCCGCCTCCGCGAGCTGGCGCAGGCGGAGAAAGAGGGGCGGCTTGTGGTGCTGCCGTGCGATGTTGGGGATACGGTATATGTAATTGACCCTGGCGATTACGAACATGAATACAAGCCGTATATACGATCAAAAACAGTCAGTGAAATTAACTGGAAAGCCACTCGAAAAAAAGATTTAGGATGGGGCCTGATTCTTGCTGGAGGTAATTGTGGCACTTCGGCGCGATATAAATTGAACAACGTCGGAAAAACCGTCTTTCTGACCCGCGAAGCCGCCGAGGNGAGAAAGAGGGGCGGCTTGTGGTGCTGCCGTGCGATGTGGGGGATAAATTATACGATGTTACGCTCGGAGAAGTAAGAGAGAAAATCGTGATATCCCTGTCGATGCTTCTGTCTAAAAGTGTGAATCATTTAGTGATACACGCTGAAAACTTTCGGAATGCGGTTACATCATACGAATTACAGGACATCGGCAAAACCGTATTTCTGACCCGCGAAGCCGCCGAGGCCGCGCTGAAGGAAAGGGAGGCAGAGCATGACAGATAAAGAGCTTGTAGAGCGGTTGCGATTAAATGCTAATTGCATGATGGACGAATGGGAACCAACTCTATGTAAGCGTTCAGAGTTTATAACAGCAGCGGACCGCATTGAACAATTGCACGCCGAATTAACCAACGAAAGAATCGACAACACGAATCTCATAGGCGAACTTGCCACGGTGACCGCAGAGCGCGACCGATACAAGGCGGTGCACGAGAACCCGCAGCCGCTGACGCTGGAGGAAGTAAAGGAACATATAACAAAAGGACATCCAAATGATATTAAACCATTGTATGTGGATTTTAAACCTACAATTCCAATTGATTACACTTCACGATGGAGGGATGCATATAATTTGTCTCGGTTAATTGCGGGGAGAGGCGATGAATACGGAAAAACATGGATTGCTTACCGCTCAAAGCCGAAGGAGGACGATCATGATTAAATGCGATCCGAGAGCAAAAGCAAAATGTCCATTCAAGGAGCAGTGCTGCGGATATGATGTAGGATATTTTTTGGAGGGAAGCGATTGCGATAAATTCAATCAGAAAGTTTTGCTTCCACCATTCACGAACGCCGACCGCATCCGGGCTATGAGCGATGTAGAGCTGGCAAAGTTCATTCCGGATTGGAGCTATACCGGCGCATGCAAATGCGATGAACAAATTCTTGCAGATTGCAATAATGAATGTGAAAAGTGCGTGCTGGAATGGCTCCAGCAGCCAGCAGAGGAGGCGCAGTGATGAAGTGTGAAAACTGTACCAAGTACGATGACTGCCGGACAGGCTCTGGCTTGACATGGCCGTGCGGGGCGTATGTGCCGAAAAATATTGAAAGATGCGGCATTTTAAAGCGTGTGGAAACGTACACGGACACACGGACTTGCACCAGCTGCCCGCTTGATGGGAATTGCGAATTTGTGAAGTGTAAAAAAAAGGAGATTTGAGATTATGACGAACGTTGTACTTGTAAGGCATGAAGCCGACTATGGATTCGGTAATTATCTTTTTGAAACGCCTGTTGACTTGAAAAAAGGGCAGCGTGTGCGCGTGAAAACGCGCAGGGGCGAATCGGATGCTATTGTCATGCATGACAGCGCCAAAGTTGACGAAAATGCGCTTGCCATGATGGTGACTGCCTGTCATGCGAGCCTGCCGCTTGCGCATGTAATCGGCGTATATTCGCTTATTCCGGTGGGCAGAGGCGTAAAAATGTGTGAGGAGGAAAACCAGTGAAAGAAGTATTTGAAAAGGCCATCCTTACATACGGACAAACTGCTCAAGAAGATGTAGCCATCGAAGAAATGAGCGAGCTTATCAAGGCGATTTGTAAAATGCGCCGCGCCGGCGTGAACGAAAAGCCAGCGGCCACGGATGCCATCGTTGATGAGATCGCGGACGTGTCTATTATGCTGGAGCAACTCTGCATGATGTACGAGTGCTTTGAAGCTGTTGAAAATCGCAGAAGGTACAAGGTGCGCAGGCTTGAAAACAGGCTCAAGGAGGCCCCGGCATGCTCGAAATAATCATAGCTTTCGCAAAGGCTGTGGGAATTGTATTGCTGCTATCCTGCCCTGTTGTTATGTGGGCGTGTCTGGTGGTTTCAGGGAGGTTCGATGATGATTGAGCGACAGTGTGAAGTGTGTGGTGTTCCGATGATATTGAAGAGACCGAACTCGTCTCGGAAATATTGTGATGCATGTGCTAAAAAGGTAAGAATGGAAAATCAAAAATAGCACAAGAACAACTAAAATTGAAAAGAAAAGCCGAGAAAATAAGGGAGCGGGACAAGCTTGGTGCATTTTTAAGGGAGCTGGATACATATAACAACGAGCGCCGTAAGCGCGGAGAATGCCCAATCAGTTATGGAAAATATGTGGCGATTCGTGGAGGGTTTATCTGATGTATGATTTACCGCATGGAATCGTGCGCGCGTGCGCGGGAGTTGTTGAGGCGCTGGATGTGCTGCCAGACCGATATAAGCAAGCTGTGGCGCGTGCGGAGGAAAGCGTTGGACAAAGCTTTGATAATGATGCGGTCGCAGCACGCAGGGCACTCGTGGCCGCTGTGAAGCTATCCATCATCAATCAAAAGGATTGGCCGTATGATTTCCTGGAGGCGCATTACGGGTTTGCGGTGAGCCGCAGGACGTTCACAAGGGAGAAACGAAAATTCTGCTGGGCGTTGGCGAAAGAATTGGGATTGATATAGCAAAAGCCGGAGGCTTCTCACCTCCGGCTTTGCTTTACAGTTTTGATATAACTTCTCGCGCGGCGCGCCTGCCGTTGTCTGTAAGTTGGCGCTGCCATGCATTTTGCGACGGTGCCCAGCGGAACCCGTTGGCTTTCAGCAGCGCGCGCGTGTCGGCGTCCGGCTTGCCATCGAAAATGAGTTGCACGCGCATGATCTCGGTATCCTCTCGGTAGGTGCATCCCCCCGCGGCCTGCTGCTCCACGGGCGCGGCCTCCTTGGCCGCAAGCAATGCGGAAAGGCGCTCCTGCGTGCGTTTGAGGTTGGCCCGGTTATTTGTCAAGGCATAGGTCGGAAACGGCCCGCAGGCGTAAAGCGTGACCTCCTTGACGGCCTTCGCCGCCTCCGGGGACATTTCAAAGCCGTCCATGGTGCCATTCTTGCGGTAATGAATATTCGCGGCTTTCATAGTATCCTGCGCAAGCGTCAAACGCTCGACCTTGGCTTGTAGCTGCTCCACCGCTTCGGGATCGCCGGATAGAATCGTGCTGGGATCACCGGCGGCCCGGCCGATTTCGTCCTTCATCTGCTGGATGGCGTTCCACTCTTCCCGGAGCTTTTCCTCTCGGCGGCTCCACTTCTCATGCGCCCTCATGTTGTAGTTGCTGGGGCCTGCAACAAACCACGATACATGACGGGCATTGTTCGCGGCGCTGTCGTTGTAGTATGCCGCGAGGCGGCGGGCGTAGCGGTCGGCCAGTGCGTCAAGTTTTGCCTCGTGGCCGGGGCGGCATCCCTGCTTTGCAGCCTCGCACTTGGCGGCAAATGCATCCACCGCGGCGCGGTAACTGGCCGTCGTGCTGCCGGGCTTGTAGTCGGTGATAAGGTGATTCTGTTCATGTCCTCGCTTACAAAGTTCTTCATTGATTTCGTAATACATGGTTATTCCTCCTTCAAAATGTGCAGTTCCGTGACCGGCTGCATGTTGTCGTAAACGGTGCCTATATTGAACACATTGCCGGGCGCATAGTAGGCGCGAGCCTCGGCCTCGGTGCCGTTAAATCGGGTGGTGATTGTATCACCGTCCGCGAAGGTTACGCAAAGTGTGAGCATGTGCAGGCTCCTTTCTCCCCGTCTGGCCGGTAGGACAGCCTTATTGACATATTAAGCGGATGCGCTTGTTTTTCGCTGTGCGGCCAACATGGCGTTATAGGCTCTGATATCAAGTTTTGGAATTTGATGTGCTTTTTCAACCTGCTGTACAGTAAAAAGATACGCCTTTTGCTTGTAGTGGTGGGAGGTGTCAATATCTTCTTTTTTTCCGTCCTTTGTAGTGACTTCGGTTTTTTCTTCCTTCCAGCGCCACAGATCACATACAAGAGCACTTTTTTCTCCGCGTTTTACTTGATATCCCATCTTGCGCCATTGTGTGTATGTATGGATGGGGAGTTCTCCCTGTTCGCTGATAATGGTTTTTGCCTCATCTTCCGTATAAAGTTCAGCCGCGATTGCCGCATTGGTGATAATCTCAAGATTTGTCATGCTTCGCATCCTCCTTGCATTTTGTGTGGGTGATATGGTAAAATACAGACAAGGGCAACAGCTTTTGTGTGGGTGTGCCTTTAGGTCAGTAGTTAGCGGCTACTGGCCTTTTTTGTTGCCTTTGCAACCGCTGCGGCGAAAAGCTGCTTTTGTGTTTTGCTGTCCAGCTTCGCCCAGTCTTTGCAGGTCATCGGCTCACCTCGCTTTCGGTTTGCCGCTGCCCTTGCTGTGTCTATATATTAACATGCTGCATGTAAACATGCAATTGGCGAAGCATACAAACATGCAAAAAGAAATATATGCAATTTTAGCATGTTGACATTCCGCATGTAAACATATATTATATAAGCAAAGGAGGTGCGCTATGGCGATATCCGAGAACAAAAAGGCATCAAATGCGCGCTATATGGGAAAGCTGGATAATATCATGGTAAGGCCGACAAAGGATGAAGGTGCAGAAATAAGAGCGGCAGCGGCAGCAGCGGAGCAGAGTTTGCAAGGATACATTTTGCAGGCAATCCGTGAGCGCATGGAGCGGGAAAAAGACAAATAAAACGTGGCGCAAAATCCAACTACTTTTTTGATAGGATAGGCTTAGGGGAAACCCTGGGCCTATTTTTTATGCCTGAAAGGGGGTGGGCGGATGGCTGCTGCTAACAGCACGAAAACAGCAAAGAAGAGCGTACCGGGGAAGCCGTTTGAAAAGGGAAAAAGCGGAAACCCGAGGGGGCGGCCTAAAATTCCGCCGGATGTGCGGGACATGTTCAAGGCCGCAACGCCTGCCGCCGCAAAGCTGCTCATCAAAACAATAGATGACGAGGACGCTCCGCTGGCGCTGCGGATGGACGCGGCAAAGACAGTGATTGACAGGGTGTACGGTAAGGCTACACAGCCAATTGACGGGAACCTTGACGCGACGCTGCAAATCGTGATGTCCGATGAAGCGCGGGAGCTGATGGGCTGATGCAATGGAATATTGGAAAGCCAAACACAAAACAGATTGCTTTTTTTAAAGCGCGCACAAGGTTTGTGGCATATGGAGGGGCGCGCGGCGGCGGCAAAAGCTGGGCGGTACGCAAAAAGTCTGCCGGGCTTGCACTGTCTTATAACGGGATCAGCATTTTGATTTTGCGCCGCACGTTCCCGGAGCTGCGGGAAAACCACATTTTGCCAATGATTGCCGACTTAATGGGGATTGCGCGGTATCGGGACATGGACAAATCCTTCACGTTTCCCAATGGCAGCCGCATCGTATTTGGCTACTGCGACAGCGAGGCGGACGTGCTGCAATACCAGGGGCAGGAGTACGACGTTATTTTTATGGACGAGGCCACGCAGTTCACGGAGTTCCAGTTCACCACGCTTACGGCATGCCTGCGCGGAGCCAACG